CGCTGCTCGGTTACGTAGAACAGCGCCTGGGCGCGGGTTGCCCAGTACGGGTCGGTGCGGTTCTCAAGGGTGGGCGCTAGCCCCAGCGCGGCGTAGTAGGTCGCTGCCGTCTTGTCGAGCATCTGGTAGAGGCCCAACGCCGAGCTGTTGGGGTTCTTAGCCTTAGGGTCATAGTGGCTCTCGAGCTGCGCCACTAGCTTCAGGAACTTTACGTCGGCTGGGCCAAGCTGCTGGGCAGGGGGTACGGCCGCGTTGTGGTCGGCGATCGCTTGGTCGATCGCGGTGATGACCGCCGAGAGCTCCGGCGTTGGGGTGAAGGGGGTTGGCGCGGTTGGCGGCTCTGGGTTCACCCCGCTGGTGGCCGGGGCCTGGTTCGGCGGTTCAGCTGGGCACCCGCTGCCAGCCCTGGCGTTGACTAGCTCCTTGGACAGCCCAGCCATCGCGCCGCGGGTGGTTGGCGGCACCGGCTTCGGCGGCGCTGAGGCGGCGTGCCCGTTTACGTAGGTGACTGGCGGTGGCACGGTGTTGTTGTATTGCTTCGGCGGGGTGACCAGCGTTTGCCCCCGCATGTAGGGCAGCGGGTCAGCCGGCAGCGTGCCGGCTAAGCGGAGCTCAAAGTGCAGGTGGGGGCCAGTCGAGGCGCCGGTGCTGCCCTCGGTGGCGATCGCTTGCCCGGCAGCCACCTTTTGCCCTGGAACCACCAGGAGCTGAGCGCAGTGGGCATAGCGCGTCTCGCAGAGCAGCACGCCCTGCGGGTCATAGTGGTTCAGCTTGACCAGGTTCCCGTAGCCTCCAGCCTCGCCAGCGAACGTGACCTCGCCGTCAGCGGCCGCCACGATGGTGCCTCGGCCCTTTGCCCCTGGGGCCTGCGCGACGATGTCGATGCCGGTGTGCAGCTTCTGCACCCCGGTTATGGGGTGGTTCCTGGGGCCAAACGCCGACGTGACCAGCGGGTTGCTGCCGTCGGCCGCTACGTAGGGCTGCACCAGGGTGAGCGGGTCATCCCCGGTCCCGCTGGGGTTGAACCTCGGCACGAGCGTGTATTCCCTGGCGTCGACCTGCACCGCGGCCGCGTTCTTGGCCCTGATCATGAGCTTGATGACCTTGCGGTCAAGGCTTGTCGGGAGCGTCCCAGTGAGGGCGCCGCTTGGCGTTAACGTTAGCCCCGTCGGCAGCGAGTCGGCGGTCCAGGTGATGGGCAGCGGCTCAGGTGGGTCAGAGGGAGAGAGCTCAAACTGCTCGCTCACCTGCCCGAGCCCATCGACCGCGACCGTGGTGTTGAGGATCCGCCCCCGCTTGGCTGGCGGGTCGCTGGGGGTGGCGCCAGGGGCAAGGCCGTACGGCGTGACCGTGGCGTCGTCGTGGCGCCCGGTCGAGTTCCCAGCGCGCCTGGCGTAGCAGTCAAAGTTCTCCTCTGGGAGGACCTCGGTTGGCTTGCTCAGCTCGGGGATCGGCGTCCACCCGCTAGCGCGCTGCGGCGCGTCGCACGCGCACCCCATGCGTTACCTCTGGGCGTCAGCTGGCTTGAGCACCTTGCCCGGGTCGCCGGCCGTGCCTGCCTGCTCGTTTTCCTTGCGCGCCTGCTCGTTCAGCTTGCTCTGCTCGTCCTGGAGGAACTTCGCGATGGCCGCGAGCCGGCTGCGCAGCTCCTGCACCCAGCGCTCGTTCGCGATTAGCCACTGGGCGACGGTCGCCTGGGTCGCGGTGTCGGGGTCAATCGGCGCGGGCGGCGGCGGGAGCTCGAGCAGGGCCGCCGGTGGCACCCTCACGACGTACTCAACCCGGTTAGCGATGATTGGCTCCGGCCGCTCGGTGGGCCTTAGGGTGCCAAGGCAGCCGCTCAGCGGCAGCGCCATGGCGAGGGTGACTAGCTTAAGCTTCATCGCGTGCGCTCCTTCTGGATCTCCCTGATGACCTCCCGCAGCACCGGCGCCACAGGCCCGTCGTTCTTCGGGTCCTTCAGCATCTCTTCCACGCGCTTAGCTAGGCGGTCCAGCTTCTCGTTGCTAAGCTTGTTGACCTTCGCGAGGTTGCTGATCGCGTCAAGCGCCTTTCCCCGCTCCTCAAGCAGCTGCTTGGCGGTGTTGTAGTTGGTCAGGTTGGCCGAGGCCAGCTTCTTAAGGCCGTCCTTGAGGGTCTCGTTGTTCTCCTTCAGGATGGCGTTATCAACCTTGAGGGCATTGCTTTCCTCGGTCAGCTTGACGATGCGCTTCTCTAGGCTGGCGATGTGCACCTTTTGGACGCCAATGTACGCGCCGCTGGCGATAACGATGACGAGCAGGCCAATGCCCATCAGCTTGGTGCTTAGGCCTGGGAGCGGGAACATGCTGGTATCTCCTGTCTTTTATCCTATGCGTTATGCTTGAGTAGCAGCGCCTTTGGGTGGCTAGCGGTGCGGCAAAGATTTGGCTAAAGCTTCCCCCAAGCATTGGGGTTAACGGCGCTAAGGCGCCGTCATAGCTATATTTATCGCTTGGCTCAAGATCCTACAAATCAGGTGAATAAAAAAGAGGGTAGGGGATTGCTCTCCCACCCTCTTAGCTTACCTTCAGCTCGTTTGCTTAGCAGCCGTTACCTATTAGACGCCCATCACGACTACCTTAATCGCCAGCGCCGAGGTCAACGTAACGGTCAGCTGGTTAGCGTTGTTGAACGTAATCGTTTGCGGAACGATCACCTGATCAGTGGCCGCATCCACAACGGTAACGTTGCAATACTTTTGGCCCAAGTTGTGGGCAACGGTGTGGTTTGTCGCAGCAGCGCCGTTGTACAGATAGTAGATGGGACGACCTTCCCACTGGGTGCCGTCAGCGATCAGCACGTTCCCTGTCTGGGAAGCATCGGCGGTGCCAACGTCATTAAGGTTACCCAGGTTGATGGAGCCGGCCAGGGAGAGGCGGCTGATCGGCTGCCAGTCGCCAGCGGTTTTGGTCAGCAGGTCGCCAGTGGCCGCTGTGTCAGCGTTGGACACGTTGGCCAGGTCATCCAGCGTGGCGTTCAGGCTTACCGCGCCCGCGGTCACCGAGAAGTGGTTAGCGTCAAAGCTGGCAACGCCCTTCTGGGTGGTTGACGCGTTGGCCGCGGTGATCGTCAGCGTGCTGCCCGTAACAGAGGTGCTGATGCCCTGCGCGGCGGTGCCGGCGATAAGCAGCGTGCTGCCAAGCGCGATGGCGGCGTTACCAGAGTCGGAGTTGAACGTGATAGAGCTGTTCTGCAGCATCGCGTTCGTGACGCCGGCATTAGCGATCTTCAGGCCAGCGCTGGACTGCGTCAAGCCGCCACCGCTCTCAAGCACCAGGGTCAGCTGGTCACCAGTTAGGTTACCTGTTAGCTGCACCGCAACGTTTGGCGCAACGTCAATGGCAACCTCATCGGTCGGCAGCTCCTTGATGCCGGCGCCCAGCTTGACAAACACGGTGTTGCCGCTGTTGCCAAGGCCAGTGCCCCAGACGTAGCTGCTCGACCCAGTGAACTGCACCCAGTTTACTGGGTCAGTGCCAAGGGTGACCACCTCAGCGGTTTGCGTCCAACCAGTGTCAGCGTTCGTGGTGCCCTCGGTGACGAACACCGCGGCGCCGGTGAACTCAGCGGCCGCATCCATGTCGCTCGCGCGCACCAGGTCGGTGCCATCAAACACGTACACGCCGTTCTGCGCGGCGGAGGTTTGGTCCTTAACCAGGACGCGGTCATTGGTGGCCAGTGTTACGCCATCGATGCTAGCAGGGGCTGGCGTCAGCGTGATGTTGCCGGTGGTCGCGACGCGGACCGCTTTTTTCCAGGAAAGCCCAGCGATGGCGGCGTCAACGTACGCCTTGTTGGCCGCGTGCGTGGCCAGTGTGGGCGGGTTGTTCATCGTGACATAGTTGGTACCCATGTTTAGGTTACCGGTCATCGTGTCGCCAGTCGCGTTCACGTAAACTGCGTCAACGAGGGTCGTGATGTCACTTGCGGCCACGGCAGCAGTGCCGGTGACGCGCCCGTACGTGTCACGGGTGAACTTCAAGAACGAGCCCGTGCCCGAGTCAGCCACCGTAGCCAGGTCGATGGCGGTGTTTGACGCAACGCCGTCGCCGTTCGTGACAACGATATTGCCAGCAACGCCGTTGATGACGCGGGTAGCCCAGGTGCTCGAGCCGGTCCTGACCGCGTAGCCAGTGGTCGTTAGCCCTTCCACCGCGGCCAGGTCATCGGCCAGCGCGAAGGTCGGGTCACCAGCCACGCCGGCTGGGTTGGTGATGGTGATGCCAGCGCTTGGGGCAACCAGCGAGCGCTTGGTGAAGGTATCAGCTGCCGTCTCGACGACCATGCCAGGCGTTGCATCTAGTGCCGCCAGGGACGTGAGGGTTGCATCAAGTGGTTGCTTGTTGTTCAGCTGCGTCTGGATGGGCGAGGTAACGCCAGCCAGGTGGCCAACCTCGGCGGGTGTCACGCCCATGGCCGCAACGCCCGACAGCACGTTCAGGTCGGCCGTGTTGCCGGTGAACGAGTCAAGCTTGTTCAGGTCGGCCGCGTTGGCGGTGAGGCCGCTCAACAGGTTGAGCTCGGCAGCCGTAACGGTTAGGTTAGAGATGTCAGCGAGAACCAGTGTGTGGTTGACCCAGTTGCTGCCGTTGTATCGCAGCACCTGGCCAGCGACCAAGGCCGACAGGGAAACGTCATTTAGCTCTGCCAGCGTGTCGTTGCCAACGGCGTAAGTGGCTAGCTTGTTGATGGCATCGGTGAAGCTAGACGGCGTGCCGCCGAGCGTGGTGAAGTCAGAGCTCCACGCGCCAGAGTTGTGCGTGCCATCGCTGTTGACAGCGGCGCCAAGCGTTGCCTCGACGGTATCAACCTCGGTCTGAACCGCCGCAGCGCTACCACCAGTGGCAAGCGGGACCCACGCCGTGCCGTCGCTAAAGTAGAAGGTGTTGGCGTTGAAGCCGCTGCCCGACGTGGTGACGAACACCACGCGACCACGGTTGTTGGTGGCGCCGATGGTGCCCAGCTGGGTGCCGGTCTTCTTCTCGATGTAGAAGTTCTGGATCTCAGTGCCAACGCCATCATTGACCTGCTGAAATACCAGATTACCGTTGATTTTCATGTTGTTTCTCTTCCCTTAAGTAACTGTTAAAGCAGGCAGCCCCAGCCGGCTACGTTGGTCGTCGGCAAGCGGTTGTTAGCGCCTTTATCGCAGCGTTAAAGGCCATTGGTTCAACCAGTAGCTTCCCAAGATAGTAGTTGTTCAGCACTTCCTGGAGCTTCTCTTCGCCCTCGTCAGCGACAAAGAAGAAGATGCCTCTGCTGCCTACCCTTTCGATGTGGTCAAGTTTATAACCCATCACCTTCAACGTAGCAGCTAGAACGATGTCTCGGGTTTCCACGGTTTTACCCATGGGCGCTTCCTCATGTATGTGCAATGCCAGATGAACAGCTCATTAGCATTAGGCCTTAAAGCTCAGAAAAAGATAGCCCTAAAAACTCCTGCCTGAGGGGCAGCAAAGTTGAGCTGGATGTTGTTCTGGTCAACGATCTGCATGGTATCAGGGATGATGATGAACCCGCTGCTGTCAGTTACCTGCATGATGACGTCCGTGGTGTTGAACGGATGGTTGATGTTCCACACCGAAGCAGCCGTGGTTACTGGGAATGACAGCTTATTTACGCCACCAAGCGCCGAGATGTTCAGGCCAACAACAACACCACCAACCTTAGCAACAACTTGGTTGTCAGCCAGCGTTAAGGGCTGCAGCTCGCGTGGCCCAATCCCTCGCCGCACCAGCACCGTCTCAAGCGGTGGGTCCGTGCTGATGAACGGCCGTTTTGGGAACTCGATCTGGATGAAGTTCTCAAACGCTGACATTAGACAACCTCCTCAATATCAAGCTGGAGCGTCCCAGAGGTGTTAGCGCCAGCGAACGCGGCGTCTGAGATGAATAGGTGATCGCCAGTTGGGTTAAATGTTCCGCCTGAGTTGACGATCGTGAAACCCTGAAAGTGGTCTCCAGTGTTGTTGAACCGTGTTAGCACCGATGAGCCAGTATACGCTGCCACCGTCTTGTTGAAATCGGTGACGACCGTGCCGATCGGTGCATAGCGCGCGAACGGCGGGAAGGTAATCGTTCTGGCTTGAAAGCCGCCAACAATGTAGCTCGCGCCGCTGGTGATGGTGGTACCAACCAGGCCAGCCAACCCAGTGACCGCCAGCGAGCTGAAGGTCTGTGGGCCTTTGGTATCGCTATCAAGGATGCGCAGCGCCCTCGACCACGTGGTTCCAGTTCCAGCCCAAGTGCCCTGGAACGTGCCAGAGGACGCTGAGAGCCCTGGGGCCGTGAGCAGCTGCTGGTCAGCCGTAACGGTAACCGTGTAGTCGATGCCTGACGGGCTAGACCGTAGCCGTGCCGGGCTACCGACAATGCTGATCGTGGCGGTCGGCGGCACGTCAGCGATGCTGATAGCTGCGCTGGCCGTGGTCGTTGCCCCGTTCGCGGCGCGGGTAGCGGTGATGGTGTAGTTATTGACGCCAACCACGTAGGTTCCACCGGTGCGCGTTACGGTCTTAGTCGCCGCGTAGATCGTCGGAGCGCTGACAGAGAGGTTGACGCCAGAGTAGGTCACGGTGTCAAAGTCCGTGATGGTGGCGCTAACTGTTGCCGACTCAGCGCCCTTGAGGGCCTGTTGGCCCGAGGGGTACGTGATGGTGATGGGGCCGATGGTTGGCGCCAGCTGGTCAAGCAGGACCGTGTTGGTTGACGTGAAGATCGCACCAGGGGTGTTGAAGGCGTTCTTCGCCTGGGCCTTTACCGCCTGGTTGCCGCTGAGCCCGCTGACGGTAAAGGTGCCGGTCACCGTTTTATACCCAAGGCCGCCTGAGTCGGGCGCGCCGAGCGTGAGGGTAACGAGCGTGGCGCAGGCCCCGAAGGCTAGCAGCTCCGCCGTAGTGGCCGAGTTCTCCACCGTGCCGGTGACGGTCAGCAGGTCGCCAGCCTTGACCGCGGTTTGCGTCCCAGGGTATGGCCCGATGGTGAGCGCGGTAAATGCTGGGCCAGCCGGTGCGCGGATCAGCTGCATGGTGGTGCCGGCGCCAGTACTGCTGGCTGCGTTGACCACGGTGTTGGCTGTGATGCCAGTCAGCTGGGCCGTTGCGATCCAGGTCCGCTTATCGTAAGTGTCCTCCACGAGGGTAGCGGTGATCGGCCCGCCAACTTGGGGCGGCACCGTGGTTACCGTGATCGTCGGCGAGTAGGAGATTGAATTGCCCTCGACTAACAGGGTAACCGTCACGTTATCGGTGTCGGTGGTTGCCTGGGAGATCACCTTGTTGGCTGGGACGGTCCCAGGCACGTACTGCTTCAGGCCTACCTGCCCGGTGCTAGTCGGGACCGCGTCGATGAAGAATACGCCGCCAATTGAGCTGCTCGCCAACGCGTCGAGGGCAACCAGCGCCTGCTCAACGTTGGGCGGCGCGCCGATCTTGGTAAACGGTCCCACCACGCTGACCTCTGAAGCCGCGTGCTTTGACGTCGAGGACAGCGTGGTGTGGTTAACAAAGTTAGTATTGAGCTGGGAAACGTCAACACCGTCCACCAGTCCGGTGAGGATGATGTTGCCGTCCTTGTCGATCTTGAGGACAGGCGTGCCGCCGTGGATCTTCCGAATCGTGAGGATGTCAACCTGGAACGCGCCGGCCGCGCTATCGGGCTCGATGGCGATGGCTGACGTAAAACCACTCGCCGGCGAGATGAGCCAGTGATCAGCGTCGGTGACAACCGTGTTGACGGTCGACGAGTTCCCAAGCACCTCAAGGTCACCCGTGATGGTAACCTTGCCGGTCTCCGCGTCGATCCTGAAGTAGAGCGTGTTATCATCATCGTCGTAGATGGTCAGGTCCTTGCCCGTGGCCAGCTTGATGCTGGCTGGGGAGGACTTGTTGTAGACCTTCTGGAGCGTGATGCCACCGCCACCGCTTGTGCTGTCACCGGACTCAAAGAGTAGGCCTACCCCGTTGACCGTAAACGTGTTGCTCGTGTTCTCAACCCCGCCAGCGTTGATGATAGAGCCGGTTGGGAGCTGTGAGAAAACTCCCTGCGGAGTTAGGTAGATTGGTTTCTTTGCGCTCATACCTGTATCAGGATCGATGGGAAGAGGTTAAAGTAGATTGAGGTATCATCGTAGACAAAACCAACCTGCTGGATGAACCCCGTGGGGGGCACTTGCAGCGTGAGCTGCCCGCTGGCATCGATGAACAGCGGAGCGTTGATGTTGTCCTTTAGGTAACCACCTCCAGCTAGCTGAGTCGTTGCCCATTGGTCGTTGCGCACTAGGCCGTTCGTGATCACTTGCCCAGTATCGTTCTCGAACAGGTGGTCAACCACGATGCCGCTCACGAAGCTAGTTGCGTCAAGGGACGAAGCCAACTTGATCTTCCGCTGCGGGGTAAACGAGACGCAAGAGAAGGCCGGAATCTCTTCCTGGGCGGTCGAGAACACGATGGCAGCGTCGAACTTGACGTTCTGCCCCGTGGTATTAGCGACGATGAGCTCATCCTCGGTCGTTACCAGCATGCTGCCGTTCTTCAGCGGGCGGCCGTTGGCGCCAAAGATGATGTTGCCAGCAGCAAAATTTCCAGGTGGGATGGCGACCTGGGACTGGTTGACTGGGTACGTGGCATAGTCGATATGCCCAGACGCGGCTGGGTCCCACACCGCGGCGAACACGCGGATCCGCTCTTGCCACACACCCATGGCCGTGGGGGAGTGCTTAACCCACACCTTCATGACGTTGTTGGTAACGTCAAACCAGTGCTGGCCGTGCAGCGGCGCTGGCGGCTCGCTGCTCCCGTACACCGGCAGCAGCGGCGTCCACCCACGCGTCAGCTCACCGGTGGCCAGGTTGATATCCCAGAACAAGTGCTTCTTCGTGGTGGTTCCGCTGACCACATCGTTGTTCTCACCCTTGGTAACCTCGCTTGTTGGCGACCAATAGGCTGGTGCCCCTGGGCCGTTGCCACCGCCCCAGGCGTTGGGCGTGGTCTTAGTTTCCTCGATCAGGTAGTTAGCGGTGTGGTGCGCCGCCGTGACGATGCACGGGGTTAGCGCCGTTGCGTTGAGCGTCACCGTGCCTGGGCCGCTGTTGTACTGCAAGAACGGCGGTACGGCTCGGATGATGCCCTGGCGGATAGCAACCTTCATGATCAGTCCCTGTTGGTTACCTAAGAAAGTCTTATGACACTGAGAGCGTTAGCGTATAGGTGATAACCAGCTCACGGTTGGCCGTCTTAAGGATCGGCGAGAAAACCATGTGGGTCAACAGGCGGTCATCGAACGTAAAGAGCCCAAGCTCGTCAAACGCAAACTGGGCATTGGGATCAGGGTTGGAGTCGTTCAGGTCCTGGCCAGTAGGTTCCCCCGCCGCGATCGTTGCGGTCACGATGACGATCGCCGTTTCATCCGGGTCCGTGCTCTCTTGGTAGGTCACTGAGTTCTCAGCCGGCGTGCCGGTAACGTTCTCATCTACCTGCTCGCTGTACGTAGTGTTGTACAGGTCAGCCCCGGCTCCAGTGACGTTAGGTGGCAGGTACGTGATCATGTTGAAGCTGTTGATAGACGACCCGCCATTCCCAAGCTTGAGCTTGAAGATTTGGCCGTTGGCCTCGTGCGCCAGCCCCCTTGCCAGGGCCACGGCGAGGTTCTTGTTGTGCACGGCGTTCCACTTGTCCAGCACGACCTCGCCGTTGTCCTTATAGAAGGCTAGCACGTGCCCTTTAACCTTGATGTTAGCGGTATTGTGCATTTTTGTTCCGTTATAAGCTGCGGGGACTTTGGGATATTTATCTTAGATCAGCCTTATTTTGAACGGCACGGGCACTCCAGGCGCAGAAAACCTGAGCTCCTTGCGCCCAGGGTCGCGCGTGAGCACCACCTCGGTGACGATCTCAGGGTTAGCTAGCGGCTGGATGATAGCCGTTGGCGTTTTGGCTAGCGCGTGCTGGCACACCACCAGGTACTCCTTTGCCTCGAACGTTACCAGGACACCCCCAATCGAGCTTGGGGGTTGGATCGGTGGTTCTGGCACCTTCCCGTACAGCACGTAGCCAACCTCAGTTGGTCCACCGTTAGGGCGAAGCTGGAGAGCTAGCCCCTCAACTACCTTGGGCTTAACCTGCTCGCTTGGCGGCTGGGGGGCATGAAGCCTCAGCTCGTGCTGCTGCACGTCCATGGTGCCGGTTGCCCGCACCCGGATCAACTCGTTTAGCCTAAGCTTCTTGATAGGCGGCTTGCTGGCTAGCGGCTTACTGGGTGAACTCATAGAGCGTTACCTCCACCGTTTCACCCCCCGTGAGCGGGGCAACGATGACCTGGTTGGCAGGGTAGTTAACGGTGAACGGCACCGCTACCGAGTTGACCAGCACCTGCACCACCGCGAAGGGCGGCGGGGTGGTCAGCGTGAAGGTCGTTTGGCCCGCTAGCGCGGTGAACACCTCGTCAACGCCCGCGCTGGTGTCTAGGCTGTACACCATGACGCCGCCGGCTGGCTCAACTACCACTAAGCTAAGCACGTCGTTCAGGTTGGCGTTAACGGTCAGGTTGAGCAGCTTGTTCGTGTGGTCTACGTCATAGTCGGTGCCAGGCACCAGCGGGGCGCCGGAGTTGAGCCTGACCTCCACCACCTCAAAGTTGGCCTGTACCGGTAAAGCAAAGTTGTTGAGCGCCGGGTTCGCGATGATCGTGAGGTTGCGGTAGTTGCCAACCTGCGTGAAGTTGCCGTTCTGGTGCCAGTTGTTAACCAGCGGGTTAACTGGCGTCAGGTAGTACAGCTGGGTCACGCCGTCGAGGTAACGCACCCACGGGCGGTCAGCCGGGGTAGTGCTGAACGCCACGATGCCCTGCGCCGTCCGGCCTAGGCCAAAGATCCCGGTATCATACGGGATCTCATCGTACTCGAGCAGGTCGTACCCTGAGATGGGCTGGATGGAGCCTTCCAGCGCGTGCAGCGTGAAGGGGTGAGGGTGGGGCGTCGTGACCAGGGTCAGCGGGTACCACGAGGCCGGGTTGGTCTTGGTTATGTCAGCGTTGTAGGCCGCTTGGCTAAATTGATGGGTGTATGAGCCCTTGATGATGGGCGGGTCAAACGGCCCGCGGCCAACGCGGTTATCGTTGGCATACGGCGGGCCATCGAAGAAGAACAGCCTAAAGCGAACGTAGATGCTCAGGTCCTCCGACACCTTCACGTTGACCCGTTGCGTGTACTGCTGATCTGGCACGATGCGCACCGTAAACTTTGTGCCAACGGGCAGGTACGTGCTGAAGAAGCTGCTAGAGAACGTGAGCGTGCAGCTGCCGGCCCGGTTGGTGCACATAAACTTCGGCTGCGTCAGCGTGAACACCAGGTAGCTTGGGTCTCCTGCCAGGTAAGCGTCGATCCTGGTTGCCAGGTCCGAGAACTCGGCGGTGGAAATCGGGTTGTTGGCAGCGTTGACGCGGTCAGAGTACCTGAACTCAAGCGGGATCCAGCCATCCTCCATGGCGAGCTCAGGGTGCAGCCCAGCCAGGGTTGCTGGCAGGCGCAGCCGGATCAGGTCAAAGTAGGCCTTGTCGATCACCAGCTTTTGGCCGACTGACAGCTGCCTGACTGGATCAGCCAGGTTAAAGTCGCCAACGATCACGGTGCCTTGGCTGTGCACAAGCGGCAGGTACTCGCGCAGGTAGTCTGGAATCGGGAGCTCGTTTACCCCTACGTCATACGGCCAATCCTCATAGGGGAGGGTCTCATACCCCCCGGTAACGGAGAGCTGGAAGTTGTGGGCAACGTAAACCTTGACGACGTCCCCAGGCTGGAACGGGGACGGCGTGCTCGTGAGCTTAAAGCTAACGAACTCATCGGCCCATGGCTGATCAACCTCTAGCCCCCTGCGGTACCCATAGATGTTGTGCTTGACGGTAGCCTTCGTGGTCGTGACAAATGTCACGGTGTAGACCGAGGGCGGCAGCATCGGGTGCACCGGTGCGAGCGGCTGGAACTGAACCAACGGCCGCAACCCGCCGCCGACGGCGACGAAGACGTTTTGGCTAGTGCCGAACGTTATCGACCTGAACGGTGCCCCGTTGGTGAGCGTCCACGCAAAGCCACCGTCTATCGCGGTCAGGTGGGCTCCGTTTTGGCCGATGATGGCGATCCTGCCTTGCGGCAGCAGCGGCATCGTGATAGGCTGAAAGGCGAGGTCAAGCAGGTTCTCCGTCGTGCCGCTCACCCGCTGGGTCCAGGTGATCCCGTCGGGGGACACGAGGATGGTGCCATGATCGCCGACCGCCATGAAGATGCCAAGGTCCTCTAGCCACTCCACCGCGTTCAGGTTGTTGGTAGTGCCAGAGACCTGCAGCGTCCACGTTAGGGCATCGGTTGAGCGCACGATCGTTCCGCCGTTCCCCACCACGACGATGATGTTTAGCGGCGCGCCAGCCCAAGCGATGTCATTCAGGTTATTTGATGTCACCGGCGCGTGGTTCATCCACGCGTCGCCGTTTGCTGAGGTAAGGATGGTGCCAGTGTTCCCGACAACCACGAACAGCCCTGGGATGGTTGAGGTAATGATGAGGCCCGGGATGAACGTAATGGCGTTGAGGTCCTCGTACGTGTGGCTGTTGCGTGGGTACCACGTGTATGGTGGCGGACCGGCCACCAGCTCAGTCATAGCGATGAGCCCGTTCTGCCCGACAACGAGCGCCCGTTCGCCGTTAACCGCGATGGCGTCGATGTCGTTCTGCCAGCTCACGGCACTGAGCGAAGAGGCCACGACGTTCGCGTTGCCAGAGATCAAGAACCCGTTAGTGTCGCCAACGTATGTCACCTCGGTGAGAATGTTGTCATTGCTCAGCACCGTGGTCCACGCGTGCCCATCTAGGGAGGTGGCGATAGTTGGCGTGTATGCCAGGGCACTCAGGCGTAGCTCTGGGACCTTGAAGCCGATTTGCCCGTTCCAGAACCACTTGCCAACCTCTGCCCGCCCAACGAAGCCAGATTGGTCACCGAAGACCAGGTACGTCGGCTTGCGACGCCCAATCTTGAAGTAGAACTGGTCGCCTGCCAGGAAGCCCCGCGTGGTCGGAAGGAGCGTAAAGTGGATCAAGCTATCCTTATACGAGCAGCCATCTAGCAGGTTTATTGTTTTGGGGTAGCCAGGCAGCGCTGAGCCGATCAGGTCAAGGTTCTCGTCATAGTTATAGCCGGCGAGCTGGTACTGGGTTGGGGACGTGAACGTTATGGTCCAGTAGCTAGCTGGCGTGAACGCGAGGCTGCGCGCGTACACTTGCAGGTCAGGGGCGTTAAGCGTGGCGGCCGGCGTGAACGTTACCGGCGAGACGAACGCCATTGGGTTGACCTTGATCAGCGACCACCGCTGCTGCAGGGCCCCAGGGTGAACCGTGATCTTTTCGCTCGGGGTCAGCACGAACTTGTCGCCAACCTGGATTGGCGGCGGGGTGCTGGGCGGGTCCCCTGCAGCCTCGATGAACTTAAAGTGAATGTCTTCGTTAGCGGTGGTGTAGTTGAACGGCACCAGGAAGGTAGCCGTGCCAACCACGATGTACGTACCAGTTACATCGTCGATGTACCCGACTGACAGCTGCGGGGTAGGTCCAGCTACGGTGCACTCAAGCACCCACTCACGGTAGATCGGCTTGGTGATGTCGCTCCAGATGTCAGTGATGGTGCCGTACGGTTTTCGCAGCTCACCAAGCGGCTGGCTAGCGTTGATTGGGCTAGGAGTAACTGGTGTCTTAGTCGACGCGTAGCGTAGCGTCCCCGCGCTCTCTGGAAACTTGTTTTCAAACTGGACTAGCGGGTAGAACGGGTTATCCTTCAGCTGCGCGGGCTTCCAGCGTGTCCCAAGGCCACTGGGTGGGCCAGCAACGATAACGTTTGGCTTGATGTCAAGCGAGAAGACCCCGTGGCTGATGGCAAAGTCCCACCCTTCTTGGAGCTGCTTGCCTGCCCGGGTGACCCGCGTGATGCCTGGGCCATCCCAGCGCCGTTGGCTGAAGCCGGCGGTGTGCGGTGACTGCGGGGAACCGAGGACCAACCCAGAGATCTGGACGTCATCGTCTACCCCGGCTTCAAACTCCTGCTGGTTAAGGTGGCTGAGAAACTTCGGGTGGGAGACGAGCGGCAGCTGGAAAGTTCGCACCGTGCCGTTTGACCGTATCTCCCGTTGCCATGAAGCGCTTCGCAGCCGGTTGCCTGCTGGGACGGTTTGGTCAAGCAGGTCAGCGCCAAGGAACGTTACTAGCTGGTGGTCCTCCGTAACCTCGACCTTGATGGTGTCCTCGAACAGGTACTCTTCGCCTACCTGTAGCAGCTTGACGTGGTACGGTTTTACGTCAAGGACATAGCTAACTAGGGCATCAACGTGCCCGTTAGTTACCGAGAGGAAGTTAGAAGATGTCATCTTCTAGCTCCCCGCTAGTAACCGATTCAGGCTTCGTGCTCGATTGAACCGTGATGAATGATGTCTTAAAGATATCAGTCATCTCGTAGTTGTTGGCCAGCGCGTCCTCGAGCGCTTCAAAGAAGATCTCATTTATTTGGCGTGCCCGGGCCGTTGCCCAGATCAGGTCCATCGTTGCCCTAGCTGCCGTTGGGTCCTTAAACCACTCCCCGCTCTTGCTCCTGTCCAGCGCGGTGATGTAATCCGTGATAACGGTGTTGCCTACCTTGATGGTTAGCTTGGTATTTAAGATAGTGTTGGTGATCGATGCCCTGACTAGCTCGGTGTCGGCAAAGATCTGCCCTTGGCCAAACCCAAAGCGAAGGTTGGTGCCGTATTTTTCATCGTAGTCGATTCTGGCCTGGCTCGGCACCGGGTTGCCCCCAGCGTCAACCCCAGCCGCAGCATCGGTCAGCTTGTCCCAGAGCTGCTTGGGGATCCTGGATAGCTGGTTGCGCCGTAGCAGCGTCCACTCGGTATGCGTGTTCTTCAGGTTGATCCCTTCTGGGTCATCGCGCAGCGTGAAGTCCCGCAGAAAGCGGAGCTTATACGCGTTGTTCTTGGTCACGTACCGCCGGAGCCCAGCGATGGCGCAGGAGTCAAAGGCTGCTTTACCGCTGCTCACGAGCGCCCGTGCTAGCAGCGCGTAAGTGTCTGGGCCATCCTTCAGGAGCCGTGCTGCCTGCTGGATCGACATGTTCTTGTTTGCCCCCGCGGTTACTTTGTCAGCAACCCAGAAGTAGTAGCGCTTGCCAACGACGTTGCCGATCTCATCGCGGACCTCAAGCTGCGTGTACTGGTAGTCTTTCCGGTACTGTACTTGCACCTCCGGGTCATCCTCTACGGCCGGGTCAAACGCTAGCTGGGCTGCGGTTGGCTGCGGCGCGCGGTAGATGAGCAGCACCGAGGCGCCCTCTGGTACCACGTTAACGACTTGAACCATGGGCTGGTTAGCTAGCACGTCAAATCCAACTACGTACCCAAACCTCGGGTTCGGGTTCAGCTGCACGCCGTTGACGAACACCTGCAGCCGGTTGGTGTCGATCTCCTCAGCCGGCACGCTGATGAACTCGCTCTTCAAGAAGGTAACTTGGGTTGCGCCATCCGAGATCTTCTCAAGCTTTACGTTCTGGAGCAGCTGCCAGTCCGACCACGTCGACCGGTAGCGCTCCACCTTTTCACCCGTCCGGAGCGTCAACGCCGGCTCCTTCATCAGGGCTACCACCTCGCTCGTGACATTAGTTGGTAACCAATCACCAACGTATGGCTTCCAGCTGTTGCGCGGGGGCACCAGGTCAACGCTCAGCTCAGCCTGGGATGGGACCGTCCACGTGCGCCACTCCTGGTCAACCGTGGCGTAGTCTGGGTCGAGCGGGTCGTTGATGAACGCGTTGAAGGGGGTGAGCGGGAGCGGGAGCACCTCGGTGTACCTAACGCCCTCGCGCACGTAAACGTCCTGGAGGATGCCGTCGAGCTCGGTTGCCAGGCTTGCCGCGGTGATGGGGGCAGCGACGGCCTTTGTCAGGACCAACCGTACCCCAAAGTCACGGAAATCGAGGTGGAGTAGCTCCCCGACTGGCCCCTCCCAATCTTGAAGCTCGACGTCCTCGAACGACCCGCCAGCGTCGCTTAGCCGTGCGTAATAGTTGGCGCCAGCGCCGGTGGATCGGCTGCTTAGCTGCAGCTGCCCAATGCTGTGCCCCATGGCTCCAGTTGGCAGCGGCACCAGCGCAACCGTTAGCAGGGTGGAGACCCCATACACTGGGGCTGAGAGCTGCGCAGAGCTACCGATGTTGTAGACCAGCTCGTCGTTGATGATGACCTCGCCAACCGGCTTGTCTGGGACGCCAAGCACCACGTTGCCGAGCACCCAGCCGCCAAAGCGGCGCCCAGCGATCAGGTTGATGGCGGCAGCGCGCCCAGCATCCGCGTATATTGCGCCGCCAACGTTATACACCCGCATCAGCTCAGCTGGGCCAAAGGAAGGGTGAGAGACGGGTGAGCCAACGGCAGCCTTTGACCACGCGATTGGCCGGATGCTAACGCTGCGCTCCCTAGCATAGAGCTGCTGGCGCGCGGCCCGACCAGAGGCGCGCTGCTGAACGGGGATATCACTTCGACCCTGCTCCGCTGCGGCCTTAGCGTCGTACTCGTTTGGCGGCACCGTGGCTTCAATCCACTCATAAACGTCCACCGATGCCCACTCGGCTAGCTTGCCCCAGCGGGCTTGCCGCTCTTGCCGGTCCGGGAAAACCTGCGCGTCGTAGTAAGGAATGTACCCGAGGTTGCTGGTGTCCCACCAGACCCGCCCAACCTCGCGTTGGGCCCATGGTTTGGTCGTGTGGTAGTTCTGGTTGTTTACCTGCTTCAGCGCGTAGTTATACAGCGCTGGGTCATCTGAGCCGATTATGTTGATGACCTGGAGAGGCTCCGGCGCGTGCAGCCCAATTGCCGGGTGCCACAGGGAGATCTCCTTGATCACCACCTTGTTTACATAATCGATCAGCTTGAGCGGTGAGAACTTAGTCGGGTTCAGCCACGTGTAGCCGCTGACGGTGTAGGTGCCGGGCGCAGTGACCTTTAGCAGGTTGGCCCCGATCACGGTAGCACCTCCAGGCGTGACGGTAGGGCTGGCGCCATCGCCGTTGTGATAGATGTTCTGGAGGCGGATGTACGCTGGGTAGCTTGGCAGCGCGTTGGCGTTGACAACCTCGGTGATGGGCTTAGCTTCAAACTTAAGCCCCTTACCTAGGTCATTGATCGAGAACCAGCGCTCATCGTCGCTGCTCTCGATCAGCGTGTAGAGCGGCAACGGAGCAGGCGCCGTCTGGGTGTAAAATTGAAACTGCGCGTAACGTTGCGAGACGTCGGTAACGTTGAGTTTAATCTCTGGGTTGCTCTTTTCCCTAGCATCGCCGTATTCCGCAAGCTTGTACGCCCAGTACTCATCGGTCAGCGCGTCGGAGAACTTAGTGTAGTTCACGAACGCATCGATCGTCATGTTTGTACCCTTGGCTTGGATCAAGCCACGCCAGTAGTTAAACTGGGTAACGTCGGCAACGTTGAGCTTGGTAAAATAGTCTTTCTTAGAGAACCCAAGCAGCGCCATGGCGTTCTTGGCCGTCGTTGGTTCGTTAAATGAGCGCAGCGCATCATAGTAGAGATGTACCTGATCAACGCTGCCCATGATGTTTCTGGCAACGTCGTTCCCCTTCAGCACGAAGCCGCTAAAGGCTGGCTTGCGCGTCAGCTCCTCTTGCCGTGCATAGCTAAGGTACGCTGACTGCAGCGCTCCACCGAGGAACGGCACAAAGATTGCCGCAGACGCGGGATCATCGCTTAGGCGCTGGTTGAACAGGATCGCGTGCTCAAACTCATCGTTGAACACGCGCGCAGAGTACATTGGGGTATTTGAGTACACGATGGTCCGGTCATCGGTCCTGATGACCTGGAGCTGCCGTAGCGGGATTGTTTCCCCAATGACGTCATACGCTGCCTGTTGCGCGTATGCCTCTAAAAAAGCTGGCTCGGTGAAGCGCGACAGGATCCCAACGTTGGTTTCAACGTACAGGGCCTTGTAGAAAGGGTTAAAGATGTGGCCTTCGCCAGCGCTCATCCCCGAGTACACGCGGTCGATGAATTTCTCAACCTCTAGCTGCCAATCCAGGTTGCGGCCAGTTTCCTCATCGGTGATGATGAGGTCCGCCTGGTTAACCCTGAACCCAAGTTCCTCTAGCCGGTCGACGTACCCGTATACTATGTTGAGCACGTTCTGGATGCCAGTGACGGTGAGCGGCAGCACGTCGGTGACGAGCGCCGTGCGTTGTGTGTACCTGCGCCACTCAAGCTGCGAGTGCGCTTTGTTCAAGGCGTAGAATGTTTCATAATCGCCTGCCGTGTTAAGCGCATAGCGCTCGATGGTTGGGTTGAAGCTGTTGTAGCCTTCAAGCCGGAACACCCAGTCGCTACCATCGGTCTTGGGAATAAAGGCACCGTTGGCGTTGAGCACCCGCGTGCCCATGTCCAGCAGCTGGACGCGGATGCCGCTGATCCAGCGCGGGTTGACCTGCTCTGCCCGCTTCAGCAAGATGGAATACGACGTGGTTGGTAGCTGACCCAGCGTGGTTTTAATGATGAGTGAATCGGGGCGCATGAGGGCGCCGAACCGGTGCATCAGCCTGAGCTGCCAGCCCCTGAAGGCGTCGCTAACCCCCGAGACGTCGGTGTCGATGGAGTTATACCGCAGCAGGTTTGTAAACAGCTGGCCCAAGCCAACGAGCTGCTTGGCGGTAGCTGGGAAAAATTCAAAGGTTGGCTGGACTTGGACCATCGGGGTTGAAGGCCCAGCTGCGCTCCCTGGTGCCACGCACCCTTCACACCCTAGCGCAAGCGGCGTTGGTGGCGGCGCCAGCGGGTCAGGGATATCATCGTGAAACGTTATCTTGAAGGTGTCCCCAACGCTGAACGGGATGCCAAGATCATCGATCTTCAGGTTAAGTACCTTGTTCGCGGCGTCCTTGATAACGTTGAACGTTGCACCTTCCTGCACGAGGTTGACGGTTGCCCCGTCGACCTTGACGTAGAAGAAGGTCACGTTATCGGCAACGAACGTGCACTCAAGCTCAAGCTTCCAAGTATGGGTCCACGCGATCGTGGTGTAAGAAAGGTGCTCAGTTGGGTTGCGCTTAAGAACGAAGTGCAACCGTTCCCCGTGCAACTGGAACGCCGTGTGCGGTAGCGGCCTGACCAGGTTCCGCTCTAGCCGGACGCCACCCGGGGTAGCCTGGACGTATGTTTCGCCCCAGGCGCGGTCAAGGAAGCGCAGCGGGTCAACCCTAAACGCGGTCCTAGCTGCGCCGTACGGGTACTCTAGCGACTTCCGCCACACGAGCTCAACCGGCCCCTCATCACCGAACTGGTAACCATCTTGAACTCCCGGTGGGATGGTGGTCAGGAGCGCGTGGGCGCTCTCCGGCAAGCTGGGCGAAACGTACGGCGGCAACAACTGGTCAGTGTTTGGGTTAACGCATAGCTTTAGCCCCGGCCTTGCGGTCTGGATATCGTTCCACATCGTGTTTGACCACGGCCGCGCGGGCAGGCCAGAGTACAAGCCATCCCAGGTAGCCGGGAAGAGCGCCAGGTCAGCGGCGGCCTTGGTGGGGTAGTTCAGGAGCCGCCAGGGCTCTAGGTCAGGGCGGCTAGTTGGCAGGGTTAACCCTGGCTGGTCAAAATAGTCAAGGTAGATCTTGTGCCACCTTGCGGTTCCAGGCGTGACGCCTGGGATAACGGCGAGGTGGTAGTTCCAGGTGAAAGCATCGCCGGCAACGTAGTTGGACGCGTACGTGTCATAGCCGTACTTCATGCTGAAGCGGGCGAGCTCTTGCTGCTGCTCATCAGCGCTGGCTGGCTGGCTAGCTTTGGCTAGCACGTTGTACGTCAGCGGGAGCAGCGCCCTGGCTGGGTGCACGCTTTGGTAGAGCAGCTGCTCAACGGCGAGCACCAGGCTGTTCTGGATAGCCGTTACGTCAAGCTGCTTCCACAGCGAGGCTAGCGGCGTGATGGTATCAAGGACCCACGTGCTGGTTAGCGGGTCCCACACGTAGAGCTGGTTTGTGCTGCGCTTGTACCAAAAATCGCCAGCATTGCCAGTTGCTGGCGGAGTAGCTCCATCTGAGACCACGTCAAAGATGAAGACCTCAAGGGTGACCGTGTTTTGCCACAGCTGGCGGGCATAGGGAAAATACAGCGGCGGGACAGGCACCGTGGTGCTGAAGATGCCTGGCGTGCTGCTGCCGTCGCTGCGCTTTCTTGGCGTGGTGATGAGCGCGTGGGTGAACGCTGGATCGTTCTGCACCACCGGTAGCCGGTGGCCATCGTGGTACACGATGACGTTGATGTTCAGCTCATGGTCGAGCTCAACCCGCGGCACCTCAGGCGGCACTAGCCCCATCATCGGCAGCGTGATGGGCCAATTAGGAACCAGCGCGGTGGTGTCCCCAAAGATCAAGCGGAGGTTAACGTCCTCAGCCCGGCGCGCTTTGTAGGCGGCAAGCAGCCGCTGGATCCTGGGATCTGCTGGGTTAATGGTAGTGATCGGGATAGCCTCAACGTTGGTAAGGTAAGTGCCTAGCTCCTCGACCACAAACCGCTCAACGCTAGCGCTAGCTACTCGGTACTGCTGCTCAGCGAAGTCCAGCACCCCAAGCGGCGACATGCTCGGTTGGATGAGCATGGAGAGCAGCAGCGGGAAGTTGCTGTCAAACTCGCGGATCGAGCCACCTAGCCCGACGTCTGGCGTCAGCGTGTAGTAGTTGTTGCGGCCGAACGAGGTGCCGCTAAAGCCGTCTTGGGCCCGAATGATGCTCCTAAAGTGGTTTAGCAGGTCGCCGAAGTTGAGCTCAGGCAGGAGCTCGCGCTGCAGGTTCTGAAACAGCCTGGCGGGCGTTAGCCATACGCCGGTTTCCACGCCGTCATCCAGGCGGTCCTGCGCTGGGCCACCAGCGTAGGTCACGACCTGCCCGCTTGGCAGCTTCTTCACGTAGCGCGGCGCCGCGCGGTTGCGGACCGTGAACGTAAACCGCTCGCCCTGGACGAAGGGGTTAAGCCCTGGGTTAACCGTTAGCGTTAGCTCTTCCAGGACGGTGAAGGGCGTGCTCAGGGTTGCGGGCGCGGTGGCCGTAACCGTGCCGCTCCTGGTGCCCACAACCTCGAAGGTGGTAGGGGTTAGCGCGGTGACCGTCCACGTCTGGTTATCCGCCAGCGGGTCCAGCAGGACGGTGAGCGTGCCCTTGTTGGCACCGCCCTGAAACGTGATCGGGCCGTGCTGCGGGCCGACTGGCCCAGGCCACCACACGGTTCTCAGCTGCCCAGCCTGCTTGTAGAACAAGAGGCGCTCGGCCTCATCGGTGATGCCGAGCCCAAACACGTAGTCAGCGTTCTCAGTTACCTTAACCCGCCGCAGCAGCACCGGGTCGATCGGGTAATCTGGGTCCTCGACGTAGAAGAACGTAGCGCTTACCTTCTTGGCGTGGGTGCCGTCGTACCTGAAGAGGTCAAACAGCGGGGGCTGGTTAAAGCGCGTCTTCCGGAACGAGCCGCTGATGGTTCCTGGGGTCTCAGTTGGGAGCCCGCTCGCGGTGTACCTATTGAGCTGCAGGTCAGGAAGGTACTCAAGGATCGGCCTGGTCGCTTGGACAGCCTGCTTGATGTCTAGAAAGTTGTCCGCTAGCAGCTCATCGCGGTGGTACCAGAAGTTGTACTCCTGCCAATCGTTGGTTGGGCGGGCATCCTCAGCGACTAGCCCGTTGTCAACGAAGATTAGCGGGTCAGTTCCCAGGTTGAGCGTGGGGTTCGGCGCGAGCGTAAAGAGCTTCCCAGCGTTGGTCTGCCCGTTCCTGACATAGACCTCAACCCCTTGGGCAAGCTTGGCGGAGGTATCGGCATCGCTAGCGCGCTTCCACTTAGCCGCGCTAAAGACGTAGATGCCGTTCTGTGCTGGGTTTGCCTGTTGCCAGACCAAGATTCGGTCGCCATCCTTTGGCCGCACGCCGTTGGCCACGGTCGCCTGGTCGATGAACGTACGGTTGGCGATCGAGGAGACGTTCTTGATGAACCCCTTGTTAGCCCCTGGCGCGTTGATCGATGGCGCTGCGGAGATCTGGATGCTGCTGGTAAGGTGGATGATGCTGATCTCGAACCACTCCCCGGCGACAAATGGGGTATTACCGCTCACCAGGGTAAACTCGACCAGGGGCTCTAGCGTTGAGTTTGCATCGCCAACCGAGTCAGGCTCAACGATGAAGAAGCGTCGCTGGCTGCCAGGTACCGGGTTAAAGGGCACGGTAACCGTGTTCTCAGTGTTAGGACCCAACGTGTAGTAGCGGTCGTCGCCGCCGAGCTGAACCGACGGGCCAATTTGGCCGTCGCCCAGCAGGTCTTGGTTTGTGGGGTTACGGTCCCAGATGATGAAGGCGGTTCGGTTTTCTGGCAGCTTCCAGTTATCGCTCGTTGCCGAGATCGTAAAGGTGTTGATGCTGGTAAACGTGATCGTGAAGCGTTCGCCAGCGATTGAGCCATCGAGGTTGGTGATGCCGGGACGGTCAGCACCCCAGAGCGCGAGCGTGCGGCCAGCCTCGACGGCCCAGTCAACCGACAGCTTCTTCCTGTCAGTGGCTGGTGGGCGCTTCATCACGTAATACTCAGGCGCCGCGGCCGGGTTCCAGCTCATCTTGGCCCGGCTATCCTTTAGCTGAGGGCCAACCCAGTAGTAGCTCGCATAGTTGATGAACCGATCGAGGTCAATCGGGGGCGCGAAGTTTAGCCACTGCTCCGCCAGCACCTCACGCAGGCGGTCAACGTCGCAGCCAAGCGCCTTTAGCCGGTTCACCAGGTCAGCGAAGACGTATGCGTTCTCGACGGTTGAGGTCTTGACGTAGGCGGCCGGGACCAGCGCGTTCAGTTCCCGGTCTAGGTCAGGCGCCTGGATCTCAGCGGTCGACTGGAGGTTGTCCTTCTTTCCAACTTCCCCGGCAACAAAAACCGTGCGCTCCTCTGACAGGAAACGGTTAAAAAGGTTGGCAACCAAGCTATCAAGGGTCTCGTTCTTGAGGCCGCTTGGGAGCAGCTTGGTAAGGTCAAGCTTTTGCTTCATTGATTAGTCGGCGCGCTGGTGGTCCTTTACCCATATTTACTTAAAGGCACCAACTCCCCGGAGTGGGGGCCCTTATCGCTGCCGCAGCACCGTTGGCGTCAAGGCGTCGACGAGCTCAACGTCGCTCACGGTCGCGCAGGACTGGAGGATCTCGTCAAGCCCAGCCTCTACCGTAAACAGGGACCCAAAGGAGTTGACCGAGTAGGTTGGCACTAGCACGACCGAGGCAATGTGCCCCGCGAGGCGCTGGTGGATCAGGGCGATCAGCTCGGTCGCGTAGAACGTGTCCCCGAAGTCCCAGTTCTGGATGTCAAAGAAGGCGTTGATGACCGCGATGACCTCGGCCTTGATCCGCTCGTTGGACATGGTCGTGGTAGGCTGCTTCACAACCCTGAACTTGGCCCGCAGGGGAGCATCGGCCAAGGCGCCAAACAGCAGCTTGATCCGGCCAGGGTGCAGCACCACCGTGTCCGATAGCATCTTGTTCTTCAGCAGGTAGCCGTACGCGGTCCTCAGCTCAAGCGGCGTTGGGGGCGTCGGCGGCGTTGTCGTTTGGCCACGGATGAAGCTCTGCAGGGCGGTGTAATAGCCCCGCGTCATGATGAACGCGTCGTGGATGTTCGTGACCGACGGGTCGATGAGGTTCGTGTTGGGGCTAAAGTGCTGCCACATAAAGTCTAGCCCCTGGTTCGCGTTGCAGACCGATTGGCTGAGGTTTGCATCGTACAGCGCTGGCGGCGGCACGCGCCGGCGGCGCCCAAGATAGTATGGGGTGCCGTCAATCACGTGATAGTTGAGCGAGATGAAGCTGCCTTGTTCAAAGTTGAACTGGACTGACTGGTACGTCACCCACGCGTCGTCGTAGTTATCGACATCGAACGGCAGCACGTCAAACCCAGTCTCTACCTGATAGTCCGTGCACGAGAGGTAGCCAGCAAAGGTCGGGTTGCTCGGGTTGGTGTTATCGATAAGGAAGAACTGGAAGGCGCCGCGCGAGAAGTCCAGGAACTGGAGGATGTTGTCAGGCAACCCGTCGCCGGCCGTGGTAAACCCGGTGGTGTCCGTCGGTAGCACCTCTAGCTGGTTGAAGTTAATGTTGCCATCGGCATCCTGCACGAAGCCAACGACGTCATACACGTCGTTCTGCAGCAGTGGCAGGCCATCGGGGTCAAGGTTTGAGCGAAGCACGCTCAGCTTATCGTAAACCGGCTTCTTCGTCTGCGGGTCAATGATCTGCGTTGTCTGGTTAAACCAGAACTTCGTGGTCGGGCTCTCGGCCACCAGGCGCATGTTGCGGTAAAAGACTCGCCAAGACTTGACGTTGCCGATGGTGTCATAGTCAGCAGCTACCAGGATCAGCCAGCTGTTGACGGGGTCGTTCGGGTCAAAGTTGAGCACCTGCGCCAGCGTCGGCTTACCGCCGCTGCTGAGGTCGATGTTGTAAGTGGGGTTGGATAGCTCGCTTGGTGAGATGATTTGCCACCACCCCTTCAGGTTGGCCTTTTTAGCGCCGCTGATGTCCCGGACGGTTGTCTCCCAGTTGGCGCCGTTCTTCTTTAGCTCAACGATGAACGCGTCACCTGGCTCAAAGCTGGTTGTTCCCTGCTCAACCCTAAAGTTGATCGGTGCCTTCGGGTTCTGCTGCAGGTAATATTGGTTAGTTGACAGCAGGCTGTAGCTTGGGAGCCGGCCGCGCAGGTTAGAGATGACCGTGAAGGTCGTGCGGTCGTCCTGAAGCTCGATGGTAAACACCTCGATGCGCTTAGGATACTGCGTCAGCGCGTGCGCAGGGGCAATGGTAACCGGCCCGTAGTTTGCGTCGATGTTGTTGGTGTCTGCTAGCCAGATCCGACCGTTTCCCAAGGCCGCCATGAACCGGTTAAAGCGGAGCCCAAAGTAGCTCGAGGCGCTTGTCGTTTGCAGCCCGGAGCCAACGTCCCCTGGCGGGTAAGTGTTAACGCCGTCGATGGTGCGCGGCAACGTGTCATCATAGAGCTTTCCATCGTCTTCGGGAACCAAGATCGGGTCAGGGATGATGCCGTGCCTCACGCCGCCGATCGTGACGAAGCCAAGTGGCTCACCGTACCAGTGCCCGTCAAGGTTGGCCTGGATCGCGCTCTTCTCGGTCAAGGACCCGGCTGTCACGTCGCTTGGCGACAGCGAGCTGCCATACGGCGTCACGTTGGTTCCGTTTAGCTTCTTGTACAGGCTTTGGTTGTCCTCGATGAACCTAGTGCGGGGGTTGGAGATGATGCCGTACCCGTCCTCCACCATGTCCGAGATGTAGTTCAGCGCGTTGAACACGCCGAACTTCGACAGCAGCGGCTCAATGACCGCGTCGATGAGACCCTTAGCTGAGGTAGCTGTTTCCAGCGCACCGAGCGAGATGTCATAGAACATCACCAGGTCATCGCCAAACAGCTTGATGTTCTGGTAGTTGCCAGATGCATCGTTCCACTCGATGTACTTCGGCTGCCCGGCAAAGGTCCGGTTGATGGTCTTTAGCCGCAGGATGGTTGGGTCCTTCAGCATGAAGGTGTTATAGTCCTGCGCGTTAACCATCCGGTTCTGGGCGTAATAGGTGGCTGGCGCGGCTTGACGGATCTGCTCGGCTGTCTCGGAAGCAGCGTTATTGGTGAGTGGTGAGGTCAACGAGAACGTGCAGCTGAACGTTTGCGGCTGCCCGCTAGCGTTCTTGTAGCTGAAGGCCATCGGCTGGTTCAGCACGGCACCGCGCTCGATGGTAATGTTCTGGTTCAACGAAACGCGCGCCCAGATCTGGAAGTTGCCAACCGGGGCATCGCTGAAGTTGTTGTCACCGAACAGCAGGGCTACACGGTCGTTCTCTAGCGTTTCGACCTCAAACTTCTTGCGCGTTGAGCTGTCATCGTTGAAGAACAGGTTCTGCTCGTTCAGCGATTCAACCCGCTTCCAGACCTCGATGATGTTCTGGAGGTCGTCAACCCGGTAGACCCAGATGTCAGTATCATTGATGTTGGCCGCGTCTAGCTCCAGGCGCCTGTTCTCGGTGGGCTCCAGGATGGTGTAATCCGTCCTGGTTAGCGTGCCCTGCTTGATGAACAGCAGGAACCCGGTGTAGTCAGACGAATCGCCCCGCCCATCGCTAGCGTACAAGAGGTTTAGCTGCGAGTTAAGGTCGGGCGCCCGCTCGAACGGCCCGTTCTCGTCAAGGTCCGCCGGCACAACCTCTAGCGGAGCCCTGGTGCCAGTTGATGGGGTAAACGAGAAAACGCCGTTGGTGAACGTGCCGACGTCGTTGTTGAACGTGTACAGCTGCAGCAGCACGTCATTGACCTGGAAGGACTTTTGCGGTTGACCGAACTTCGACGTCATGACCTTGTTCATGACCAGGAAGAACTGCTCCTTCCAGTTCGGGTTGTTGGGGTCGTTCCAGGTAATCGAGACGTTAGCAAGGTTGTTGCCAAGCGAGTCGACCACGGTCTCAGTGGTTCGGACGGTGGTTAGCTTAACTAGCCCCCTTGCCGGGATGTTGCGGCTCGCGCGGTAGGACACCAGCCTCGCCAGGCGCAGGACGGACTGCTTGCGCTGGGCCGTAGTGATGAAGTTCTCGTGGGCTGCCAGGTCGATCCGGTAAGCTAGCTGCTCGGCTACGTACGCGAAGAGCTCAAGGATGGCGATCAGCTCGGAGCTCTCGATGAAGTCGTTAAAGCTCTCAGCGTAGTAGATCTTGAGGTACTGGAGCAGCGACTCCTTTACCGTATCATAGTCATATGACGTAAAGTTGATCTGGGTAAAGGCGTCATAAACCTTGTCCCAGGTCTCGGCTGCGTACGTGTTTCGGATGGTCATTGGCTGGCTGCCCTTGCCGGGTGGTCAGTTCTTGGTATTTAGCTTGTTAGGCTTTTTGCCCGGTGGCTGGCCTCTTAGCGCGCGCGAGCACCTTGGCATGCGCGTTGCCACCCTCTAGCGCTTGCTTAACCGTGGCCTCAGCCAAGAGCAGGTTCCGGGCGGCCTGCAAGCGGTTGATGAGGTTGTCAAGCAGCCGTACTTTTTCCTTGATAGGAACGACATCGCTTGGAGCAGCTAGGTGCTCTAGCAGGGGCTGCAGGTCATCGACCCACGCTCGCAGCACGGCTACCGTGATGGCAGCCCCGCTATCAAGCGTTGGCCTAGCGCTCATTGAGTTGGCACCTCGATCCGCAGCACGTCCCTTACCTGGAACTCGACGTAGAACAGGTCGGCAAGCGCGAGGATCGCGTTGTTGTTCGGGAGCGAGGTGACGGCCAGGTCAAGCAGCTTGACGCGGGGGTCGTAGTCAAATACCTCCCGGAGGTCAGTCTCCACGATCGCGCGGGTCTGTTCATCGTTGGGCTCAAAGGCCAGCAGCGGGATCCGCGTGCCAAAGTTTGGCATGTACAGGCGTTCGCCCTTGAGCGTGAAGATGTGGTTGAGCAGGTCCCGCTTCACCAGTTCAAGGTTGGTGAGCTTGAAGGTTCGCCGGTTCCCCCAGTCTGCCGTGGAGAAGCCCTTGTAGATCGCGTTGGCCATGCCGGTTCCTGCAGCTACTTGAGATGCGGTTATTTATGCGCGCCGGCGGCCTCCAGCTAGGGCCGCCAGTTTTGGCCTCTCGTGCCCTTGGTTGGAGGACGGTCCCAGGGCTCGTGCCCAGGCACAACTGGCGGCTCCTGCGCGGGGGTAGCGCAGGCTGCCTTTTCAGCCTCGCGAGGCTGCGCGCGGCTGTTGAGGAAGATCCTAGCGGCGCGGTGCCGCTCCACGTCCCCCGCCAACACATCATAGGTGCTGCCTGCCAGCTGCGCGATGCTGCCGGCCGCGTAGATGTCCATGTTCCCGGCGGCTGTCAACAGGATACCCTGCTCGGCCGAGGCGTTCAGGCTAGCGCAGGCCGTCACGAAGGTGCTGGCGCCTGAGCGGAGGTGCAGCGCCGCGCTAGCATCGACCCGAACGTCGCCGCCAACTGCCTTCACGTTGACGCCGCGCCCAGCCTCCAGGTTGATGTCCCGGTCAGCGCGCACGTTCAGGTCCTCCCCCGCGCGGACGCTGACCGAGGCCGCCCCGAAGACGTGGACGTGCCCGTCCTGGTCGAGCTCTACCCAGGTTTTCCCCTTCGCGGTGCTGACGTAGATGCGCTCGTTGGTGTCATCGAGGATGACCTGGTGGCCTTCGGCGGTCTTCACACGCACCCTGGCCCCCTTAGGGTGATCCTGCATGATGATGGCGTGGTGCCCTGGGGTAACCCACGCGTACGTCTGCGGGTCGAGGTAGCCCTGGCCGGGGATGGGGGACGGCGCATACCCGTCCTCACCGGTCTTGTTGGCGCCCGCTTGGGCCACCGCGCGCTCAAAGGCGCCGCGCGTCTGCGCCTGCGGGGCGGTGATCTTCCCGGCGAACTGCTCGCGCAGGTTGCTGTAGGCGGGTTCTAGCTTAACGAGGTTGCCATTGGCGTCGCCGGCGTCCCCAAAGGGACCATGGTTGCCGTTGGCATCCACGTTGCGCCCAGCTGGCAGCGATCGGTTCCGGTGCAGCCGGATGGCGGCGGCGAAGTAGAACCTGATGGCTGGGTCGCCGTTGAGGAAGAAGACGAGCACCGTAGCGCCAACCTTTGGAACCGCCCAGAACCCGTACGAGGCGTGCGTCTTGTTGGCGGTCGGGCCAGCCCCAGCTGGGTAATTGACCGTGAAGCCGAAGAACGGGGTAGCGTACTCGGCCCAGGGCAGCTGCTCGATGTCAAACGTGTCCCCGTCGAGCGCTGGCACCCACACGCGGACGCGCCCCATCTGGTCGGGGTCATCCGTGGCCACCACCTGGCCCTCCATGATGAAGGGGATGTAGTTGGCAAACGGCCCGCTGATCATCTGATTACCTTTTGCCCCTGGCTGCCAGCCCCCTGGCGCGCCTCAGGCACCCCGGTCGGCACGTCTGGGTGCGGCACGAGCGAGAGCGTTTGCCTGAACTCGCCCTCGATGAAGCTGTGCTTGATGAACAGCACGTGGTATGGCCCTCCAAAGAACTGCGTGGACGTGAACAGGTTGTTTCGGTCAATGAACTCACCGTCCCAGTTGGTGTTAGGGGACCGGATGTCCAGCTGGACGTAGATCGGGTAAGCGGCGACGTCTAGCTCGTTATCTAGCAGCGGGTCCCGCCCGAGCTCGATCGGCGAGATCACCTGCCCCCGCCAGGCGGCGGCCACGCGGGGCTCATAGTAGAGCTGCCGGTACTGGGCCCTGGCGGCGTTGAAGGCTGTCGCCACGCGCTGCGCAAAGTCCCCCTGCTGGGAGGCGCTAGCTGGGTCGAAGTTAAAGCCGGCCGTGTGGGGCGGCATGCCGCCGCGCTGCTGGCGGTCAGCGTACTTCTTCAGCAGGTTGGGGTTGCCCCGGATGGTGAGCTCGAGGTCGATCGAGCTGGCCATGTGGAAGAACGCGACGGTTGACTTGTACTCCTGCAGCCGCTGGATCAGCTCCTGGGCAACGGCTGGTGGGTACTGCTCGATGTCCCGCTGCGCGGCAAAGTTGGTCTGCTGGGCGGTGGTCAGCGCCGTTGGAAAGATCGGGTCGTTTGGCCTCAGGGTGGAGAACCGGTCAAGCGACCGCTGGTCCCTGAGGGAGCTCTTGTCGACCAGGTCCAGGCGCTGGCCAACGCCGGCAACCTGCGCCATCCGCCAGGAGCCGAGCGGGACGCGCGTATCGAGCGCGATGGCGCTTTCTGGCAGGTAGTTGATCCTCAGGTCCTCGATGTGGCTGTTCTTGCCAGTAAAGATGTAGCTGTAAAAGATGTGGTTCTGGTACCTTGTCCCGTCAGTGGCGCGCGGCTTGGGCGGAGGCATCACGTACGGGTAGACGTCGAAGTGCACGATGTAGGTGCCCCCGTCGCTGGTGATGCTTGACACGATCTTGAAGGTGGACGCGGTGCCCCTGGCCCTGGCGTCGGCGCCAGCGTGCGCCAGCACCTGGTCGCAGGCCTCAAGGATCCTGGTTAGCGCGTCGGTGATGCTCATCCGCTCCGAGAACGAGATCTGGACTGAGCTGTCCTTCGCCACGTTGATGCCCCTCGCCGCCGTGGTTGCTTGCGCCTGCTGGGCAGCCTCGCTGGCGGTTTGTCCCGCGGCGATGAAAACCTGCTCCAGGCGCTTCGTGTAGCCGGCGGCGGTCACCTTATAGTTGTCGCCCATCCACTCTCGCGGCAGGTTGATCATGTACTGGACTAGCTTGCCGGCGACGGTCGTGCCAGGCGGCTTGAGCAACGCTTCGGCCTGGTAGTTACGGTAGAAGCTGAGCGAGTTGGCGTTGAGCTGGTCTTCAAACGCCTGCACCAGGTCAGCCAGGCTGTTCTTGCCAGGCGGGGTAACCGCTGTCACCTTTGTCGCGAGGTGGTTGAGCTGCCACAGCCGCGTGTTTTGCCCAAAGCCGCCCTCAACTTCAGAAAACTCCAGCTCAAACGTTGACCCGCTTGAGTTGTACTCGGCTGACATCAGCTGCAGGAGAAGCGGCATGTAGCAGGAGGTCACCAGCGTGGTGGTGCCGTCCGTCCGGTGCCCGATGAAGATGATGTTCAGCAGGAAGAACGCCGACGCGCGGGCTGACTTAACCCGCACCTGCAGCAGCTCCATCATGTAGTTGAAGAAGTTGAACCCAGTGGTATCGATGATTTTCATCCGCGCGAACGAGGTTTGCGCGGTCGGGTTGTTGGGGTTTCCGGTACCGTACACGTGCTCGCTCTCGAACTCGGTAACCGAAAACTGCGAGAAGCGGCGGGTGTCGAGCACGAGGTAGGCAACGTCCTCGTTGCCAAGGTTAAGCTCGCCTAAGAGGGGGAGCGACTGCACCAGCGAGTACAGCTTTTGCCCCCCAACGCCATCGAGCTGCTTGCGCAGGGCCTCAGTTGTCGAGGCCACCGTCATGATGAAGTGGTAGCTGTAGCTCCTGAACTCGTCGAGCGGGTTCGGGTAGTTTGACGCCTGGTCACTCACCTGCTTACCTCAGGGGAAAGGGAGCTTCGAAAAAAAAGCTAGAACACCACCGGCGGCACCAACGGCACCGCCTCGCGCTTAGAGTCAACGCCCCCTTGCCGCCCGCTCAGCAGCGTCACCAGCCGCTCGCGCGTTGGGACGTAGAGCACGCGGCCTGGTATAACCTCGGTGGCTGGGTCAAGCACGTTGTTGACCATAGCAATGACCCACCAGTAGCGCGGCTCGTTGTAGAACACGGAGGCCAGCAGGTCGAGGCGCCCAGCATACTGGTTCTCGACGACGTAGGCGATGTCCGAGGGATCGACCGTGAAGATGGCGCGCTCAAACCACTCTAGCCGCTGCCCGTTGACCTCGGTCGTCCCCCCGTGCACGTACCTGGAATGCTTGTTAAAAACGCTGTTCGCCGCCATTTGGGTTATCACTTAGGGGTTAAGGTGCAAAGTAGGGCGCATCAGCGGCACCTATGCTGGCGATCTCGGCTGGGTTCATACCAAGCCCAACGAGCTCTTGTACTGTGAGTTTGGTGCTGGTATTGTTAAAAGCCGGCGGCACCTGTGGCAGCTGCTCGACGCGCCTGAGCGCGTTGCCTCCGGCCACAAAGTTAACGCTCGTGCCCGTCGCAATGGGCGGTCCCTTGCTGCCAGTCGGGGGGAGAACCTGCGTTGGGACGTAGTAGAAGGCCGAGTTCTGGTTGCCAAACAGGTTGCCCTGCCGGTAGGCTGCCAGGTTGAAGCTGCTGAACTCGCTCGGAGCCCAGCTTTCCTTGAGGTTCAGGCTGACGTCAAGGATGACCGGGAAGGGCTCGTTGGCGAGCGTCGGGATGTAGTCAACGTCGTTGGGGAACGTCCACCCAAAGCTCTCCAGCACGCACTTTACGGGCCCAATCATCCTTGGCCCAAAGGCCTGCAGGGTGATGATTGGCGGTGGCGCGCCCAGGGTGGCTGTAACGGTCCGGCTGCCGTACTGGGGCATCACCCAGGACCGGATGATGTTCAGGTAACGGAGGTTCTGCTCAGCCTCCTCCCTAGTTCTGGAGATGAGCTTGCCGCTGACTGTCCAGGTTCTCGCGGAGGTTTTGCGGTACTTAAGGATCGACCCTGGGTGATGCACTGGGTTAAACTCAACGTACTCCGCGGACTGCCCCTCCTGGATAGTCGGCATCACGGTTAGAACGATGGTGTCCTCCTGCGTGCCAAGCACGTTGCTCGCGCTCAGCTTGACCTTTAGCTCGGCAGTGTCGGCGATCGGCTGGTCCTTGATCAGCTCCACTGGCAGCAGGTCTTCATCGTTCCTGACGGTCAGCTGCTGGAGGGGAGCCCCGGTTGTTGAGTCCACCAGGAAGGTCCCCGGTAGCCCCTTGGAAGCTAGCCCAAGGTTGGCCGACATGGCGCTAAAGTCGGTGATGTTGCCGGCCTTGATTGTCTTGTTGGTGGCTTCGCCCAGGCGCTGGGCTATGGTAGGCAGCGCGTGGTTGGTTACCTGCTGTAGCCCGCCGCTGAGCAGGTTGATCGCGTTGTTGGCCGCGCCCTCTGCCTGGCGTTGAACCGTGGGCAGCAGCTGCGTGTTGACTAAGATATCACGCGCTGGCATCTGTACCCTCTTGCAGCGCTGCCTTGACGGCGTTGAACAGCCGCCGCGCTAGGGCCTCCTTGCCCTCGAGCCCGGTCAGCTCCATGAACTCCGGGAACAGATCGTGCTCGACGGCCGCGCGCACCACCGAGGCCGAGATCTGCTCAACGTCAAGCGTGCCGCGCTTCTCCAGCTGCTGGAGCGCCGCGTCGACCGCTGACTTGGGTGCCGGGTCTCCGTCCCGGTCAAGCGTTAGCGCGTGGTGCTTGATCGGGGACCCGTCCGTGGCCGTAAAGTACCTGTCAAGGAGCTCGACGTACTTAGCGGCCCGGTCGTCCCCGGCTACCACGAGGATGGGCTCCAGCCCAGCTTCGCGCATGGCTGCAAACCCGGCCAACGGGTCCGTGGCCGTCATGAACTTTACCCCGTTGGCGTGCCCCGAGGCCTGCATGAACTTGATCCGCTGCTCCGCCGTCAGCGGGTTGCGGCGGCGGTCCTCGCTTGACTTAATCCCAGCGATGACGATGACGACCGGGCTAGCCAGGAGGTTGAGCTTGGGGTGCTTCCGGATGTGCGCCTTGGCAGCGCTGATCAGCGCGTAGTGCCCCTTGGTCGGGGGGTTGAACCGGCCAACGATCACGGCAGCCCGTTCCTTGCCAGGAGGCGGGAGCTTGGGCTCTGGGCTGGTTGCCTTCGGGTTAACCATGCGTTGTGGGCTCGCGGGGGGACATTGTTCTTGTTTATTTATCATCCGTGGGCATTCGCGGGAGAGCGCGCTTTTTACCCGCGCAGCGGCGTGGTATAATAAGCTTTATCTCCGAGCGTAGCTACGTCTGGGAGATTAGCTTTGAAAAAAATAAAGCGGGTAAAGCGGGAAAAGAGCACCACCACGAAAGGGCACTATGTAACAAACGCCCAACTTCTGCCAGCGGTGATCGAGGCTAAGCAGCTTGGCCGGGTAACGAACCGGCTCGCGAAGATGCTGCTGCTCATCGCTGAGCGCTATTCTAGAAAGTCCTGGTTTTCTGGGTACTCATACCGTGAGGACATGGTCGCCCACGCGGTGGCGAACTTGTGCCAAAACGCGCTCAAGTTCGATCACACAAGGTTCAATAACCCGTTCGCCTATTATACAACAGCGATCCATAACTCTTTTCAGCAGTACAAGGGGGAAGAAAAGAAGCACCGCGACACGCGGGACGCCCTGCTGGTAAAGGCTGGCGCCAATCCTTCTTTCACCTACCTCGAGGAGCATGAGCGTGAAGAGCATGAAGCTGCCCTGAAGCCTGAGGAAGAGAAGGAGCTGCCTGAGAGCGAGGCTGTTGACCAGATCGATGATGATCTCGGCTTGATTGCTAGCAACCTTGATAAAGCTAAGAAAGAAGGCAAGCGAAGCAAAGTTACCCCTAAGAGCACCGTAAGAGCTGAAGCTCACGCCTCTGGTCCCGTCAAAGTTTATAAGCCAGGAGCGTTTGTACAGGATGAGAACGGTAACCTTTCGTTCCTCGATGAGGAGCTTGTCAACGTAAAAAAGGTTACCAAGCATGAGCTGGTGATTACCCCAAAGAAAAAACCGCGCGTTGATGATAGTAAGCTGAGCAAGAAGCGCGCGTTGAAAAAGTAACGGAGTGGTAAACCGCTATGCCAAGCAAAAAGCTAGCGATGTTCACGGACATCCACTTTGGGAAGAAGAACAACTCACCCCAGCACAACCAGGACTGCCTTGACTTCGTTGACTGGTTTTGCCGCCGGGTAACTGAAGAGGGCAACGTAACGCACATCCTTTTCCTAGGCGACTGGTTTGAGAACCGCAACTCAGTTAACGTGTTAACCTTGACATACGCGCACGAGGCGCTGCGTCGGTTGACGAGCTTGGGTCTCCCGATCTACATGCTGGTAGGTAACCACGATCTCTACTACCGTGAGAACCGGAAGATCTATTCGACTAGGATCTTCGGGGACTTCAAGCACATCACCATGGTCAACGAGCCAACCGTGCTTGATCGTGACTTGCTGCTTTGCCCGTTCATCTTCAAGGAAGAGGGTGGTGAGCTGGCAAAGTTTAGGACCGTGCCGTTCTGGTTTGGGCACTTTGAGTTCAAGAACTTTATCATCACCGGGTCTGACCGGCGGATGGAAACCGGCCTCGAGCACACGTTGTTCAAGGAGCAGCGCTACATCTTCACGGGGCACTTTCACAAGCGTCAAGCCCAGGACAACGTCATCTACATCGGCAACACTTTCCCTATGGACTACGGGGATGCTGGCGATGATGCGCGAGGGTGCTGCTTTTTCGACGTTGCCGCTGATAAGGTCTGGTTTGAAGATTGGGTCGAAGCCCCGACATACAGGAAGATCCGGTTATCGGAGGTGCTAGGTGGTAACATCGCCTTCCCTAGCAAGTGCCGGGTTCGTTGCCTGGTCGATACCGAGATCCTTTATTCAGAGGCGCAGGCACTGCGCGAGGAGATGGTGAAGCTATATGACCTGCGGGAGTTCTCCCTGGAAGAGAACGAGGAAGAAAAGCGCGCTGTCCTTGAGGGTGAGGACGTGATCGAAACGTTCGAGCTTAGCTCGTTGAATGACGCCGTAGTCAAGATGATCAAGACAGGCATCCAAGGCACCAACGCGATCAACCCTGATCGACTGGTTGACATCTACCTAGCACTATAAGGGAACGAGCGCTGTGACAGCCACTGTGACAGCAGCTGTGACTGCTAGGCTTGTGCTCAAGCAGCTACAGCTGCGTAACTTCCTTTCCTTCGGCAATAACTTGACTGAGATCGATCTCAGCCAACCAGGCAGCACCCTCATCCAAGGCGAGAACCTGGACGCGAACACGGCCAACGGCGCCGGCAAGACCACGATCTTCAACGCTATCTGCTACGCCATCTACAACAAGCCGTTTGACAACATCTCCCTCCAGCGCCTCATCAACTCGACGAACTCCCCGAAGAACACCTTGATGGAGGTTAGGTTGACCTTCACTAAGGGGAACGATGAGTACGAGGTTTACCGGTGCCGTGGGGAAAGCACCAACGTGCGGGTTGTCCGCAACGGGGAAGATATAACGCTGGACAGCATCGCCGAGACCGACGCCGTGATCGAGGAGATCGTCGGGCTCTCATATGACCTGTTTACCAAGATCATTATCTTCTCTGGCAGCTCTACGCCGTTCTTGCAGCTGCCGGTGCAACCGCAGCGCCAGCTCATCGAGGAGCTGTTCAACATCACCCTGCTCTCCGAGAAGGCGGTCCGCCTCAAGGAGATCATCAGGGAAACAGAAAAGGACATCGTTGTTCAGGCCGCCGTTATCAAGGAGCAAGAGGGCGCCATCAACCTTTACAACCGGCAGCTGAAAGAGGCGCAGGGCCGGCGGGACCGGTGGGAGCAAGAGCGGGCTGCCCAGCTCAGCGCCCTGAAGGAGCAGCTAGAGCTGCTATCGTCGCTTGACCTTGAGCAAGAGCGCCAGCTGCACGAGCAGGTGGAAGAGCTCAAGGCCGCAAAGCGGGAGCGCGACCTGGCCTGCTCCATCCTCAGCAAGGACCACCGGCAGCTAACCAAAGACGTGAGCACCCTAGAGGGTGAGGTCAAGCACCTCCTGGAGGATAAGTGCCCATATTGCCTGCAGCGTTACGCTGGCGCCGCGGAGAAGCTGCACCAGCAGGAGGAGTTGCTGGAGCAAAAGCGCGAGCAGCTGCGGGCGCTCAGCGAGCAGCTAGGGGCCGCCCAAGCCGACGTTACCGAGCTGACCGCGGCGCTCAAGGAGCTAGAGGCAAAGCTCACCCTGCCGTCCCACCGCGCCGTGCTTGAGGCCAAGGCCAACCGCGAGACCATAGCGCATCGGCTTCAAGAGCTGGCTACCGCTACGAACCCGCACGAGGAGGCGCTGGCGCTGCTTGAGCAGCACCGCCCAGCGCCGGTTGCCTATGAGCGGCTAGATGAGCTTAAGCGCGACCTTGAGCACCAGGAGTTCCTGCTGAAGCTGTTAACTGACAAGAACTCGTTCATCCGGCGAAAGATCATCAACCGGATGATCCCGTTCCTGAATGCCCGGCTTGAGCACTACACGAGGAGCCTGGGAGTAACCCACCTCATCCGGTTCGATGACAACATGACGTGCACGGTCTCGGAGTATGGGCGGGAGCTGGACTTCGGTAACCTGTCAAGCGGGGAGAAAAAGCGGGTCAATTTTTCGCTCTCGCTCGCCTTCAGGGACGTGCTCCACCACCTCCACTACAAGGTCAACGGTCTATTCATTGATGAAATTGACGGCTCACTCGATGCCACCGGCGTTGAAGCCATCTTCAAGCTGCTCAAGCAGAAAACGCGCGATGAGCGTCTCTCGCTGTTTATCATCTCCCACCGGCCAGAGGCAGTTGGCCGGTTTGACCGGCAGCTGCTCATCCGCAAGCAGAACGGGTTCTCCCGCGTGATTAACCCAGGCGAAGAAGAGGGCGCCGCTGGCTTAGCCCTGTAGCGCCATGGGGCTTATGGTAAAGGTTGGCATTGCCGTGCTTGCGCTAGCGCTCCTCGTGGTCAGCTTGGGGGTGATCTGGGTAGCCACTATCCAGCGGTACCTCCCGCCCAACAGGCCCGGCCCGTGGCGTTGAACGGCAGCTAAATAACGTTAAACCTGGATGAACAGCTAACGGTCCCTCGCGCGTGCCCACCCAGCACTGCTCCAGGGCGCAACTCTCTCCCCTAAGCAAGGATTAACTTAAGCATGAAACCTGGTGGTGGCAAGGCCAAAGGGAACGCCTTTGAGGCGTCCGTGGCTAAGCTCTTGTCAAAGCACCTAGCGCCCCTTAACTTTGTGCGCACCCAGTCGTCTGGCGCCAGGGTGGGCGGGAAGAACTTTGGGACGATCGGCCAGCTGTTCGGGGAGGACGCGCTTAAGCTCTTCGTCGGCGACGTCGTGCCAGTTAACGAGCGGGCCGTTGGGCTGCGCTTCAGGTTCAGCGTCGAGTGCAAGTTCTATAAAACCCCAGACAGCTTCCCAGCGCTGGTGGCTGGTACGGCCAACATCTTCAAGTGGTTCAACGAGGCGCGCGTTGACGCAGAGAAGGTTGACAAGGAACCGGCGCTGATCTTCAAGTGGAATAACACCAGGATCTTCGTCGCGATGCCGCTGCAGCCAGCGCCAACCGTGGACCTGCGCCGGGTCATCATCAGCGACGGCAGCAGCACTGAACGGCTCTTGGCGGTCTACGACCTGCAAGCGCTCTTGCAGTTTCCAACTTTTTGGTACGCTTCTAGCAGCTAGCAGATGGATACCCAACCAACGATCACGTGGAGCGCGCGGTGCGACGTGCTGAGGCCGGTTGGCGAGCATGATTTCAGCGACCTTAACCGGATCATCGCGGCCTACTTTGAAGCGTACAGCCGCCTCAGCGCCTTCATCGGGCCGTGGAACGCCAAGCAGGTTGGCTCCACGTTCCCGTACCGCCCGCCCGAGCGGCAGCAGCTGCTAGCGGTGCTCGGGCGCCCGCGCCCGTACGTTAGCGAGCGGGCCTACGCAGCGATGGTTGAGGCAGCGATCGACTTCTGCGCCAGGACGAAGGGCCGGCGGCAGCTGATCCTGCCAAGCGCGGTCACCCACCACTCGGCCCAGTTTTTGCCGGGGCTGTTTAGCTTAAAGCGCGCTGAGCCCCAACCAGAGCTGTTTAGGCCAAGGGGGCACCGTCAGCCCCAAAGCGTGCGCTCCGTGACCGAGCTCACGCTCTTTGGGGCGAGCTCGCCGGTATACGTGGAGAACCTGACCATGCACCCCAACGACGTGAAGCTCATCATCGTCCGGCCTAGGCTGGGCAAGCTGGCGACGCCCAACCTGCTGAGGTGGGAGGCCCTCTTCTTCAGGCGAACCGGTGGTTACCTGATCGAGCACGTGGACACCGCCATCAACCCGCGGTGGTCTGGGATCATCTAGCTCAGCGCCATAGTCACGCTTGGCCTGCGGCAACCTTAGGTAGCGCTTAGCTTGAGCGCCTGGCAGCAACCAAGTTTCCCCGCAACTCAAATGGCGGGTTTTCTTACGAGGTTTTAACATGAACCTGAAAGCGGCAAAGAAGCTGAGAAAGCTTGTTCACCTGCTCCAAGAGAAGGGCACCATCGAGAGCAAAGCCTGGGTGGAGTATGGCGTGCGTAACCGCACGCTGACGCGGGTAGCTAGAGATAAGGAAGGGCACCTTAAGGAGGTTCGCGTGCCGGACCAAACGGTTTGGCTGCTCCCCAGCTGCGGCCGGGGCGTCTATCAACAAATGAAACGGCAGGCTAAGCGGGAGCGCCGGTTCGGACGCTAACCATTATTGACCGGGTGCGCGACAAGCCCTGAGAAGGCTAGCGCTGTCAGTGTAATTGCATGCACAGCTGCGGGACGAACTTCTGCCTTTTAGGTTGGGAAACGTGCCAGGTGCCGGTGACCAGCCCCCTGCACGTGAGCAACTTCCTCAAGGGGCGCCGGATGTGGTGGCGGACGAGGCGGCAGCGGCAGGCGCTGATCATCGGGCTGGCGCTGGCCTGGCGCCGGGCCGTCCAGCGCGCTGAGCACGCCCCAGCGCTCCTCGAGCAGACCATCTACCTCTCCGCCCTGGCGCGCCAGGCGCCCGACGCCAAGGAGATCCTGCAGCGGTTCTTCAAGATCGAGCGGCTGGGCTACCGGTTCGCCAACGGGCGAGCGGCGCCCACCACCATCACCCCGAGGAAGCTCCCCGGGGAGCTGGTCAAGGAGATCGAGCAGCTGAAGGACGCGGTGGCGTTTAACCCTGGGCCGCCGCCCCAAGCTCAGCCCGACCTCGTTGCCTCGCGCGTGCAGGTTTGCTCCTCAGCGGGCGAGGACCTGCTCGTGGTCCTTGAGGCTACTGGCCGGCTCGACCTGGTGCCAGCCGTCAGGTGGCTGCTGGCGCAGCAGGGTCCCATCACCTTCTTCTTTAAGCCCAGCGGCAAGCTTGGCGCGCGGGACACCTCGGTCTGGCCGATCAGGGCCATCGAGACGTGGCCGGCCTGGCTGCGCTCCCAGCTCTTCGGCACCGCCATCGACCTTAACGTGGCGTTCTGCCAGTTCCTCATGACAGGGCTCACGCAGAAGCATGGCGCCTCGGCGCGCCAGCTCGCGCTGAAGTACCCTGACCTCGTGCGGCTGCTGGAGGACAGGACCGCGTTCAGGGCTGAGCTTTGCCGCGAGGTGCTGCACGCTGAGCCAACGCCCGAGAGCACCAAGCTCATCAAGCGGGTGCTCATGGCCATCGCTAACGGGGCGCCAGTTTCACCCATGCTGCTGGCGCGGCGGTCGCCCAAGAGCAGCGTGGCTGCCGTCTTGGCGCAAGAGGCGCCGTGGCTGACCGAGGCACAGCTGCTCGCGGCTGGGCAGCGCCTCAAGCGCTTGGCTGACCAGTTCAAGCGGGCCAGGCGGGAGCTTTGCACCTACCTGCTGCGCGAGCGCCCGACCAAGGCGGCCCAGCGGCGGCTCTTCTGGCGGTACTTTGAGTGGGAGCGCGAGGCGCGCCACAAGCTCTGGCTCGCCGTGGGCCGCACCGGCCTAATGCTGCACGATGGGCTAGATGGCGTGCAGGTTGACCCTGCGCGCGCCGCCGCCGTGGCCGCTGAGCTCGAGGAGGTTACCGGGCTAAAGATAAGCATTAAGGATAGCAAAAGGGGGTCAGCTACTGACCCCCTTGCTAAGCGTCCCTTCCAAGTGGCTGAATTCCGGGACCGATCAGATGAACGTCATGCCAGTCTGCGTCTTCTTGGCCGCCTCGATGCGCGAGTTGATGAACTCAAGCGCGATCTCCCGCTCGCCGGCTGACATGCGCAGCACCGTCTCGTAGCTCCACGCTCCACGCGAGAAGTACGAGAGCTCGATCGCGGACCGCACGAGCTGCTTGACCTCCGCGCCAAGCTGCTCGATGATCCGGCGAACCTCGTGCATGTTGCCGTCCCTGATCATTCGGTGAAAAAAGACACGGGGTTCAGCGGTAGCTGCACGTCAAACTGCTCCCCGCAGTCCTTGCAGGCGACCTGCCAGCGCATGGTCGGTCCCCACTCGTTCAAGCCATCGAGCTTCTCGATGATGCGGTTGGCCCACGTAACCTGGAGCTGCTCCAGCCACTCGCCGATGAGCCGTGGGTCAGTGACGTTGTCCACGCTCTCGATCACGCTGAGGAGCAGGGCCTTCAGGTTGCGCTGCATGTCCTGTGCCGTCAGCTCGTGCTTCTCGTGGTTCTCCTTGACCATCTCGATGACGTCGGCGTACCGGTTGGGGCGGAGCTGGACGAGCTGCCCGTTCGGCAGCGTAACGCTGAACGCCGTCTTAACCGTGGTGGGGTCGATCATCTTCATGCCCACGATCATCTCGTCAAGGTTTGCGGTGTATGAGTGCTCTTTGGCTTGCGGGCACGTGTGCTTGACGGAGAAGTCGAACATCGGGCCGTACGTCACCACCCGCAGGAACATGGTGATGGCGTCGACGTCCTTCGACAGGAGCTGCATGGGACGGTTGACCCCCCGCACGCACGTCTTGAAGACGGTCTCGACGGCGTTGCCGCTGAACAGCTGGTCCGGGTTCTTCATGATGATCTCATCAAGGGCGGACATCGGCTGCACGTGGACCTCGCCGTTCTTGACCGTGTCATCGAGCTCACCGTGGGTATAAAAGAGCCCCCGCGATGGGAGCTGAAAGATCCGCCCCGGCAGCTTAGCGTTGGCCAAGAGCGGGTTTGCTTGCTCTGTCATAGTTTGCTATCAAGAAAGCACGCGCTTGCATGCGTGGTTTTCTTCCTGCCAAGCCAGTGTCGTGCCTGGCAGGCGTGACCTTCCCGACTGCGCTGGGGACCATCCCCTGCGCAGCGCCGCCCTTACGGGACGGCCTCGCCACGGGTAGGGCAGTTACGGTTGCCAGCCGTTGCACCTTCAGCGTTGTACTGCCCAAAACACCAATGGGCATTTTACCTTGCGATAATATCCCATCGAGAGCGCTATGTTTAATGCTAGAGCTCAGCTTCGGGTGGCGTTATGGGGACAGGCTGCTGGGGATAAATAGCTCATCGCCCCATATTTAGGGCCAACGGTGACCCCTACCCAGCGCGTTCAATGGCAGATCTTTCACCCAAGGACATCAACCAGCTCTCCGCGGCTATCACCCGGCTAGAGCAGTTCCTGCGTGGGAGCGGGCTGAACGTTGGCAGCGCCAAGCGGAGCCGGCCGAGCCTAGCTGACTATGAGCCGGAGGAGCTTACCAGGGCCACCAAGCGGCAGGTGCGTTCGCTCGCCGATTACCAGCGGAGCCTGACCACCCTCTTGACGGCGCAAGTGAGCTCAACCAAGCAGCTCAGCGCGCTCAGCAAGGAGGTCGCCGCGTCGGCTTCCTCGCTCAAGCAGATGAACACCTACCTGCGCCGGCTGCATGGCAAGGAGCTGGTAGAGGCCACCGTTGCCGTCGGTGACCTGAGCAACGCTTACTTCAAGGCCAGCAGCGAGGCTGCCAAGGCCAGCCGCGCCAGCTCGATGCTGACGCAGGCGATGCTGCAAAACGCCGAGCAGCTGTCCGACACCAAGCGGGGCGACGTGATGGTCAAGCTGCACCGGTCGATTAACGACCTTGTCCGGTCCTCGGCGACGCTGAGCGACATCGCCAAGTCCCTGAAGCTCTATGATGATGAGCTTGGTCAGCTGCGGTCAGACCTTGAGCTTGAGGATTACGCCAAGCTGGCGCAAACGATGGGCGAGGTGCAGGCCACCATCGCTGAGGCCAACAAGGAAGCCGCTAACCTCCTCGAGGAGCTCGTCCAGGGCGCCGCCGGGAACAAGCAGCTGCAGCTCAAGATCAACGAGCTCCTTGACAAGGAGGGGCGGGGGCTGCATGGCCTGTACGCCGTCACGAACCAGCTCAGCGATGACCTGCAGGCGCTCTCCATCGAGGTGCGGGAGCGCGTGCTGCCAGTGGCCGCGGCTCTGCCCTACAGGACAGCCGAGGCGCTGGGCGCCCACGGCGTCAACTCAGCCGCTCTCCAGCAGCTGCCTACGAAGGACTTGCTCGCTGAGCTAGGGCAGCTGAGCCGCGGCGCCAGCGCTGCTAACGGCGCGCTGCTCGAGACGGCCATCAACGCCAGCAAGCTTTCCATCAGCGCCAAGAGCGCCACTGAGTGGCTAAAGCGGCACGCTGGGCAGCTCGCTAACTCAACTGCCGTCGCAGCCAACCTCAACAAGGCGTTCCACGCGCTGCTCCAGACCTACCAGCAGATAGTGCGGTTCAACACCGCCAACATCGCGACCAGCTTCCTTAACGTCTACCGTCAGGCCATCAAGCTTGGGTTGTCGTTTGAGGAAACCGCCAAGCTGCTGAGCGAGAACGGGCAGATCGCGTCGCTTTGGCTCGGCGACAAGCTTGACGCTGCGTTTTCGACCTTCAAGGAAAGCTTCGAGAAGGCTGGGTACACTGCGCCAGAGGCGGCCGAGTCACTGTCTGGCATGTTGGAGGTCTTCACCGCGAAGGGCATCAACCTGCGGAGCATCTCGGAGCTTGGCCAGGCTACGGACAAGTTCACAGCGTACGCCAAGCAGCTGGGCGCGATGACCGGGCTGACGGTGCAGCAGGTAGCCCGGCTTGACCAGGAGCTGCTCTCGACCGAGGACATCTTCAAGACGCTGATGGGCATGGACGTCGAGCGGCGCAAGGCCTACGCCGACGAGCTGGTCCAGCTGCGCAACCTTTACGTGCAGCAAGGCCTGAGCATCGACCAAGCCCAGGAGCTGGTCAAGCAGCAGCAGGCCCAGCTGCGGGCGCCAGTCAGGGAGCGCTTCAGGCAGGCAGCAATGCTGCAGATGGCAGCGGCCCAGGCCGGCATCTCGCCTGAAGCCGCTGCCATGGCGGGGGCCATCATCCGGCGGGGCCGCGCTGGGCAGACCCCAGAGAACCTGGCGTTCCTGAACCAGGTGCTCGGGCAGGTGCAGCAGAGCTTTGAGCAGCAGGTCCAGCAGGGCAACCT